GGCGGATTTGTTCTGGACCGACCCGCCCTACAACGTCGCCTACGAAGGCAAGACCGACGAGGCCCTAACCATCCAGAACGACTCGATGGACCCCGCGGCCTTCCGGACCTTCCTGGAGTTTTTCTTCACGGGCGCTCTGGCCCACGTGAAGCCCGGGAGCCCCATCTACGTGGCCCATGCGGACACCGAGGGCGTGAACTTCCGCTCGGCCATGATCGACGCCGGCTGGCTCCTCAAGCAGGTGCTGATCTGGGTCAAGCAGTCCTTCGTCCTCGGCCGCCAGGACTATCACTGGCAGCACGAGCCGATCCTCTACGGCTGGGCACCAGGTGCGGCCCACGTCTGGACCGGCGACCGCTCCCAGAGCACCGTGTTGCAGTTCGACCGGCCCATGCGCAGCACCGAGCACCCCACCATGAAGCCCGTCGACCTGGTGGCCTACTGCCTGGAGAACTCCAGTAGGGCAGGGGCCTTGGTCCTGGACCCGTTCGGAGGCTCCGGCACCACCTTGATCGCCGCGGAGAAGATCGGCCGGCGCGCGGCCCTGATAGAGCTGGACCCGCGCTACTGCGATGTGATCACCACCCGGTGGGAGCAGGCGACCGGCCGCAGCGCGGAGCGGGTTCAAGCAACTTCCTTGAGCCACTGAGGATAGAAACATGGCGAACGGCAAGCAGTCCAAGGCATCGGCGGCCCGCCTCAGGGGCCAGGAGAACCGCAACCGGGCGCTCGAGCTCCGCAAGTCCGGTGCCTCCTACCGCCAGATCGGCGAGGCGCTGAGCATCTCCATGCAGCGCGCGCACCAGCTGGTGATGGACGAGCTCGACCGCCTGGCACAGCTCCGCCTGGGCAACGTGGACGAGCTGCGCCGTTTGGAACTGGAGCGGCTCGAGATGGCCAGCATCCCGGTGGTGGCGAAGCTCAAGAAGGGCGACCTGAAGGCGGCCCTGGTGTGGATCAAACTGTCCGAGAGCCGCCGGAAGCTGCTCGGCCTGGATGCCCCCCTGAAGATCGCCCCGACCGATCCCGAGGGAAAGCCGCTCCGCCATGACCTCTCGAAGCTCTCCACCGAGGAGCTCACCTCCCTGGCCGCCCTGGTGGCCAAGTCCGTGCAGGAGGCCCAGGGGTGAAGCTCGCGCTGCCAAGCCTCGAGGAGATCAACGCCGAGTTGGCGCGCCGGAGCCTCGCGCATTTCGTGTGCCAGGCCTGGGAGATCATCGAGCCCTCCACGCCCCTGATCTGGAACTGGCACCTGGATGTGATGTGCGAGCACATCCAGGCCCTGCTGGAGGGCAGGCTCGGGAAGAACAACCTGGCCATCAACGTGCCCCCGGGCAGCATGAAGAGCACGGTCGTCTCGGTGTGCGCGCCGGCTTGGGTGTGGGCGCAGCGGGAGGACCACCCCACGGGTGGCCCCACCTGGCGCGGCCTGTTTCTCTCCGGCTCTGAGTCCATCGCCTTGCGGGACTCCATGAAGTGCCGCGACATCCTGGAGTCCCGGTGGTACCGGGAGACCTTCCGACCCATGTGGGCCTTCAGCCGGGACCAGAACGCCAAGGGCTTCTACCGGAACACCGCCCAGGGCTTCCGCAAGTGCCAGCCCGCCGGATCGAAGATCACGGGCGAGCGGGCCCACGCCATCTTCGTGGACGACCCCAACGACGCCAGCCAGGACTCCAAGGCGGACCGCACCGCGATCAACTACTGGTGGGACAACGGCGCGGCCAACCGCGTCGCGGACCCCGCGACCGGGAAGCGCTGCCTGATCCAGCAGCGCCTCAACGAGGAGGACCTCACCGGCCACATCCTGTCCAAGGAGCGCGAGGATTGGGACGTGCTGGTGATCCGCGAGGAGCACGAGCTGCCGACGAAGGAGAACCCCGCGCAGCCCCCCACGGCCCTGGGCTGGGTGGATCCCCGCACCAAGGAGGGGGAGCTGTTCTTCCCCGCCCGCTTCCCCGCCCAGGTGGTGGCACAGGAGAAGCGCCGCCTGGGCGCCGCGGGCTACGCCGGCCAGCACCAGCAGCGCCCGGCCCCCGCCACGGGCCTGATCTTCCAGCGCGCCTGGTGGAAGGACTACAAGCCCACCAGCACCGAACCCCAGCAGCTGGTGAAGGACCTCGGCATCACCAAGGTCATTCAGTTCTGGGATACGGCGTTCAAGGACGGCGAGCAGAACGACTACAGCGTGTGTACCACCCTGGGGGTGACCCCCTCGCGCTACCTGGTGCTGGAGGTCTGGCGCCGCAAGGTCCAGTATCCCGAGCTCAAGGCAGCCATGAAGGACCAGGCCGCGAAGTGGAAGCCCACCGCGATCCCGGTCGAGGACAAGGCCAGTGCCCAGAGCGCCCTGCAGGAGCTGAAGCGGGAGACCCGCTTGCCTCTGCTGCCCCAGGACGTGGACCGCGACAAGGTCGCCCGGGCGAACGCCATCACCCCTCTGTGCGAGGCCGGGCTGGTCTACCTGCCGGAGGGCGCCCCCTGGCGCTCCGACTGGGTGGACGAGCTCGCCATGTTCCCGAACGGAGCCCACGACGACCAGGTGGACAGCTTCGATGGCGCGCTCGAATACGCGGCCCGGGGCGGAGAGGCCATGGGGCTCTTCGACTACTACGAGCAGCTCGCGGCCGAGGCCAAGCGGCAGCAGGAGGGGGCAGCGTGACGCAGGGCACGGAGTGGGTGAGCACGGGGAAGGCGGCGGCCCTGCTCGGCTACAACCGGGACGCCTTCCGGCGGAAGTTCTTCGAGGCCTTTCAGCGTGAGCGTGCGGTGATCCGGCAGCCGGGCGGGCATTGCCGGTGGCTCCTGCTGGTGGTGATCCGCCTGCGTGACGGGTCCGAGGACCTGCAGGATGCGGGCTGAAAAAACGCGACAAATGCGACAAACGCGATAAACACGACCGCCTGAAGTGGCCCTCGTCGTGCGCCCGCGCGAGCGTGTGGACAGGAGCTCCCTGCCATGCGCCTTGAACTGCACCGTGTCGAGATGGACTCGGAGATCCCGCAAGGGCGGGAGAACCGCCGGACGCGCGGATCGCTGTTCGTCGACGGCCGCCTGGAGTGCCACATCCTCGAGGACGAGGTGCGGATCGACGACCCCAGCACGCCGGTCAACGAGGGCGCGAAGATCAAGGAGCGCACCGCCATCCCCGCCGGGACATACCCCATCCGAGCGACCTGGTCGCCGAAGTACGGCCGCGTGATGCCCGAGGTCTGCGAGGTGCCGGGCTTCACCGGCATCCGCATCCATAGCGGCCACGACGAGAAGGACACGTGGGGCTGCCTGCTGCCTGCGGGCGCCTTCGACCGTGAAGGCGACATCCTCGGCGGCACGTCCAAGCCCACCGCCCTCGCCCTGGAGGCCAAGGTCATGGCCGCCCTGGGGCGAGGCGAGGCCGTGGAGATCGCCATCACCAATGACTTCATGGAGACCCGGTCATGAACTGGCTCTGGCTTATCCCTTCGCACCTTCTCTGCGCCCTGGCCGGCGCCCTGGTCTATCGCAAGCACCAGCAGCTGGTCGAGGCACTGCGGGCCCAGTTCGGCCTACTGGTCGACCTCTTCCGGCGGAAGTGAGGTGCGCTGATGGACATCACAGGCATCGGAACCGTAGCGACGGCGGCCACCAAGGTGATCGGCGCCATCTGGCCGGACAAGACTGAAGTGGAGAAGGCCCAGCTGGCCGCCGCCGTGGCCCTGCTCCAGGGCCAGATGGAGACGAACAAGGTCGAGGCCGCGAGCCCGAACCTGCTGGTCTCCGGCTGGAGGCCCTTCATCGGCTGGGTCTGTGGCCTGGCCTGCGCGTGGAACTGGATCGGGCTCCCCATCACCGTGCTGGCCCTTGAGGTCGTCGGACACAAGATCGACTTGAAGCCCGCCGACCTCTCGGAGATGTTCCCCGTCCTCATCGGCATGCTGGGCCTTGGCGGCTATCGGACCTACGAGAAGGTCAAGGGCGTCGCTGCCGTTGGCTTCACGCCTTCCCGCGATCGCGAGGGGAGAGAGAAGTGAGCTGGCCCCAGGTACTCCTCCTCGCTTTCACGATCCTCGGCGGGATCGTTTCTGCTGTTTGGGCAATCGTCCGACCGCTCGTGAAGACCTTGTTCGAGACGATCGTCGTGGGGCGCCTGAAGACCATCGAGGAGAAGCTCGACAAGAACCACCAGGAGCACGGCGGCCGGATCCGGGACATCGAGCTGAAGTACGCCGAGCTGCGGGGGGCCTTGAGCGGCCGTCGCTGTCCGGCCGTTACCGAGGCTGATCCCGTTTCGAGGTGTGCGCCTTGAGCCTCTCAGTTCTCCAGACCCCCGCCGTCGGCGCCGGCCTCTTCGAGGCGGTTGCCAAGGCTGCGTCTGGGGAGTGGTTCGGCCCCGGCTCGGCCCCGAATCCTCAAGCGCAGGGGCAGGCGCAGGGCAGGGCCTTCGACTTCACCACCGGCTACAACCTGCAGATCCGGCCCAAGCCCTACGAGGGCGTCACCTTCACAGAGCTCCGCAACCTGGCCGACGGCTATGACCTGCTGCGCCTGGTGATCGAGACCCGCAAGGACCAGATCGAGAAGCTGGCCTGGGACATCAAGAAGCGCGGGGAGAAGGTCGTCAAGCGGGGCGCCACGCCAGATCCTCGCATCGAGCGGGTCCGCGACTTCCTCGCCTACCCCGACCGCGAGCACCCCTTCGGGACCTGGATCCGGATGCTCACCGAGGATGTGCTCGTGATCGATGCGCCCGCGGTCTACGTCCGGCGCACCCTGGGCGGGGATCTCTTCGCGCTGGAGACCATCGACGGCGCGACCATCAAGCGGATCCTGGACCCGACCGGCCGGACCCCGCTGGAGGGCCCCGCCTACCAGCAGGTCCTCAAGGGCGTCGTGGCTGCGGAATACACCCGCGAAGAGCTGCTCTACATGCCCCGGAATCCCCGGACCCACAAGGCCTTCGGCTTTGGCCCTGTTGAGCAGGTGATGACCACGGTCAACATCGCCCTGCGCCGGCAGCTCCACCAGCTGAGCTACTACACCGACGGCAGCACCCCGAATCTAATCTTCTCCGTCCCGAAGGAATGGGACGCCGACCAGGTGAAGCGCTTCCAGGACAACTGGGACAGCGTCCTGGCGGGCAACAGCACCATGCGTGCCCGGACCCGGTTCGTCCCCGGCGAGACCAAGCCCATCGACACGAAGGAGAACGCCCTCAAGGACGACTACGACGAGTGGCTCGCCCGGATCGTCTGCTTCGCGTTCAGCATCAGCCCCACTGCCCTGGTGAAGGAAACCAACCGGGCCACGGCGCAGACCGTCCAGCAGGCAGCCCTGTCCGAGGGCCTCGCCCCCCTCCAGAACTGGATCAAGGCCCTCATGGATCGGATCCTCCGCGAGGTAATGGAGGCCCCTGACCTGGAGTTCGTCTGGGCCGAGGAGCGCAGCCTCAGCGCCAAGGAGCGGGCCGAGGTCGACGAGATCGACACGCGCTCCGGCGTCCGTACCGTCAGTGAATGCCGGGAGGACCGCGGCATGGAGGGCCTGGGAGAGGAACCCGAGGACGACAGCGCGGGTCTGCCGGGAGCCGCCTCCGGGACCGTCCAGGACACCGCCATGAACGGCGCCCAGGTCTCCAGCCTGATCCAGATCGTCGAGTCGGCGGCCTCCGGAGCTTTCCCCAAGGAGACCGCTCAGGCCATCATCCAGGCCTCCTTCCCAGCCCTAGGCCAGGAGCAGATCACCGCCATCATCAGCCCCATCCAGGTCAAGGAACCCAACCCGGCTCCGCTGCCCGTCGTGGGCACGGTGCCCCCTCCCGCCGCTCCTGGGAAAGAGGCGGAGACCGGGGAGGCGGGGGAGGCTGCTGCCTCAGCTCCCCCCGCCGCTTCCAAGGTGGCCTGCGCTTGCGGGCATGACATCTCACTGCACGTTCATGCTGCTGAGGCTGGCCAGATCGCCAAGTTCCTGAAACGCGGCTTGGTTGCCAAGGCCTCGAAGATCAAGCCCATCAAGCGGGATCGCCCCACGATCAAGAAGCTCGAGGCCAAGATCCGGAAGACCGTGGCCGCCTGCCTGACCGCCCAGGTCCGGCCCCTCGCCGAAGCGATCCATGCCGAGCTGGGGAAGGCGGAGCAGCCCTCCCTGCTGAAGCGCCTCAAGGCCCTGGTTGGCCTGGAGAAGATGAGCCGCGAGGAAGCCCTGAAGATCTTAGAGACCTTGCCCGTGGACCTGGGCTCCCTTGGCGACGACCTGGAACCCATCCTGGCGGCTATCGCGCAGGACGGCGGATCCCAGGCGCTGGCCCAGCTGGGCAAGACCACTTCCGACCTGCTGGACCAGGTCAACGAGCAGTCCGTGGCCTGGGCGGAGAAACACGCCGCTGACCTGGTCACCAAGCTCACCGAGACCACCCGCGACAGCCTGCGCTCCGTGCTCTCCCAGGGCATCGAGGAGGGCATGAGTGTGGACGAGCTTGCGGGTGTCCTCTCCGAGTCCTTTGGTTTCTCCGACCGCCGCGCGGAGCTCATTGCCCAGACCGAACGGGCTTTCGCCGACGTGCGGGGGAACACCCTGGGCTACGCCGCGTCCGGTGTCGTCGGTGGACTGAAGTGGATCTGCGCGAACGGCGGGGATGACGAGCGGACCTGCGCCGACTGCGAGATGAACGACGGCGCCGAGGTCGGCATGAGCGCCGACGGCACCGCCACCGAAGCCTTCCCATCCGGAGCCATCACTGTCCCGGCGCACCCGGGCTGCCTGTGCGACCTGCTCCCCGTCCTCTCTGAGGAGGTGTGATGCCAAACCTTCGTGTTTACCCTCCCAACACCTCCGGAACGGCGACCATCACGGTCAATGGCCGGACCTACAGCACGACCAACGGCGCAGCCATCGACGTGCCCGACTTCGACGCCCTGATCATCGCGGCTAACGGCTGGTCTCTCTCTGCTCCTGATGGAGCAGGGGCCACATCTGCGCGACCGGCCAACCCCCAGAAGGGCGCCAAGTTCGCAGATACGACTCTCGGTGTGCCTGTCGTCTTCGACGGCAAGGTCTGGCGCAACAAGATCACAGGAGCGATCGCATGAAAAAGAAGCCCTTTCTGTTCGTCGCATTCGAAAAAGTGGAGAAGCAGGAGGACGGCACGATGCTGGTCTCCGGCACCGCCTCGTCCGAGGCCGTGGATTCCGACGGCGAGGTGATCACCTCCGAGGCCATGAAGGCGGCCCTGCCGGACTACATGAAGTTCGGCGCCGTGCGCGAGATGCATCAGCCGATCGCCGCCGGCACCGCCCTGAAGTGCGAGGTCGTCGAGGATGGCCGGACCACCATCGAAGCCAAGATCGTCGACCCGACCACCGTCCTGAAAATCGAGGAGGACGTCCTCAAGGGTTTCTCGGTCGGTGGCAAGGTCACCTCCAGGGACCCCTTGAACAAGAGCGTCATCACCGGGATCAAGCTCACGGAGATCTCCGTGGTGGACCGCCCGGCCAACCCTGAGGCGGTCTTCGCGCTGGGCAAGGTCGACGGCGCCGACGAGCCCGACGCCACCCTCGGCGAGCTCCGGAAGAGCCTGTGGCAGGTCCAGGACTTCGCCGGCATTCTCCGTCTCATCGGCTACCTGGCCTCCGATCTGGCGAGCGAGGCCGAATGGGAGAACGACGGATCCCCGGTTCCGGCCGCCCTGC